GCCCATTCTCGAGCACGAATCTTTTTCACCTATTACTGACTCTCACAAGAAAGCAGTAACTGCTACGATTCTTGAAAACACAGAGCGCGCTCTGATGGAATCTGGCGACCTTTCTGTTAACATGTCTTCATTGTTGACAGAAGCACCTACTAACGCAGCTGGTGCTGATGGTTATACTGCTGGTGCAACAGACACTGGTCCTGTTGCTGGTTATGATCCCGTACTGATTTCTTTGGTACGTCGTTCAATGCCAAATCTTATCGCATACGATGTATGCGGTGTTCAGCCGATGACTGGTCCTACTGGCCTGATCTTCGCAATGCGTTCTAAGTACAGCACACAAGGTGGTACAGAAGCATTCTATAATGAAGCTAATACTGGCTTCTCTGGCAACGGTACTGGCAATGGCGGTGCTGTTGGCGCTGGCGGCGAAACTGTTGGCGCAGGTCTTGGCACTGACGCTGCTGAAGCTTTGGGTCATGGCCTGGTTACTGGTGCTAATCCTGGCGACCCAGTTGTTCCTGCAACTAACTTTGCTGAAATGGCTTTCTCTATCGAGAAGGTTACGGTTGCTGCTAAGAGCCGCGCTCTGAAAGCAGAATACACCACTGAATTGGCACAAGATCTGAAAGCTGTTCACGGTCTTGACGCTGAATCAGAACTTGCAAACATTTTGCAAGGTGAAATTCTTGCTGAAATCAACCGCGAAGTTATTCGTAACATCTATTTGTCTGCTAAGCAAGGCGCTGCAGGCACTGCTACTCAAGGTACTTTCGACCTTGACGTCGATGCTAACGGCCGCTGGTCAGTTGAGAAATTCAAAGGTTTGATGTTCCAAATTGAACAAGAAGCCAATGCAATTTCAAAAGGTACACGTCGCGGGAAAGGCAACATGGTCATCTGTTCTTCAGATGTAGCCTCTGCCCTTCAAATGGCTGGTGTACTCGATTATACTCCTGCGCTGAACAACAGCTTGACAGTTGATGACACAGGCAATACTTTTGCTGGTGTTCTTAACGGTCGTATGCGTGTATACATCGATCCTTATGCAGGTGCTAACTACATGGTTGTTGGCTATAAAGGTTCTTCTGCATTCGACGCTGGTATTTTCTATTGCCCATACGTTCCTCTGCAAATGGTTCGTGCAATTGGCGAGAATTCATTCCAGCCGAAAATTGGCTTTAAGACTCGATATGGCATGGTATCTAATCCGTTCGCTGACGGTGCTGCTGCTACTACTCAAGGTGCTCTTACTCCAGACACTAACGAGTACTATCGTCGAGTTGGTATTGCTAACTTGTTCTAATCGAAAAGATTATAATAAGAAGACAAGAAAACTTGTCCACTTAGGGGTCCTTCGGGACCCCTTTTTTTGTGGTTAGGATTTAATAATAATCCGAATATTTGAGAGGAGGAAGGGTTGTTGAATGGGCTGATCTAATCAAAGTATCTTTTAAACCTTCTACAGAATTTTCTAAAAGAGGTTCTGAAGTTTCGTCAATATCAAATGGTTTGCTTAAATCGTCTTCTTTATAATACGCACGATATAAACCTACAATAAATCCATCGCCTTCTTCTTTTAAGACAACTCGATAATTCCAAGGCGCGTTGTTGTGTTTAACTCCCATATTAAATTCCCTTAATAATTTGTAATGTATAACATAAAATAACTATTGGCATCAGGTCTTGTTCGCATCCAATCGTTATCCCAAATGTATTTGTCAACAAACGGCTGATTGCCCATTGACTTCAATTTGCCTGCTTCATGAAACGGCTTTAAAAATGTATCCCTGCATTCAATAAATTTTTCAAAACAGTTTGGATCTCCTGTCCTTGTATGAACTTCGACTGCAATATGACGAACATTATTTTTCATAAATTCGAGATTGTCTGTATTAAGAGTATCGTATTCGTTACCTTCAATATCCATTTTTAAAAAATCGATATGGTCTATATTGTATTTACGAACAAATTCTTTAAAACTCATTACGTCAACATCATCGATGTCAACGGTATCTTCGTCTGTTTTAAATACACCTCTTTTATTTCCTGTTCCCATTAAACAATTAATCGGAAATATTTTTTGTTCTGTTTCATTCATCATATATTCAGAAACATTATGAATTGCAGTTTTTAACAATTCTCGGTTTCCTTCAATCATATATACTTTTTCTGCTCCTAAATCTAATGCCTTGGCAGACATAAATCCAACACATGCCCCAACATCCACAACTATATCGCCTGGTTGTACTTTGTACCACCAGTCGTAGTCGTGTGATCTGAAAAATTCGTGATAAAGAACGGAAGTGTTGTTTAAAGTCAACCCATGAGTGCTCATACGCCAGTTCAAAGCGCGGCTTCTATTTTTCATAACAACCTCAATAATTAAAAATTCGCAATATTATATATCTTCATCATACTTAACAATAAACACTTCGCCTTCTTCATCCGTGGTTGTCTTCAAAAATCCATCGTCAATCAATTCTTCAACGACGGATTGTGTTATATGTTTTGCCATTGTTTTGGTTGCTATCCAAGAACCAAACAAAGTAAAAACAATTGCAGTAATAAAAAATTGCAATTCGTATGACATAAAAATCCTTAAAGAGTTTTTGTAATTCCTTCGAACACAGCGTTGTATTGGTTATTAACTCTAATAAATGTGGTACACTTACTTAATTGTTTTAACGTAGGTGCACCAACATAAGTGCAAGCAGACCTAAGACCACCAAGAATATCATGAACGGTGGCGTCAACGGGCCCGCGGTAAGGAACCTCCACAACACGTCCTTCACTCGCTCGATAATCTTTGAAATCATCTCCTTGTGCTTCCTTGGAAGACATACCGTAAAATTTCACTTTGTTATCTTCTATAGTACCACCGCCTTCATCGTGTCCGGCAAGCATACCTCCTAACATTACGAAATCGGCACCAGCTGCAAAGGCCTTAACAACATCGCCAGGGCTGACACAACCACCATCAGCGATAATATGACCTCCAAGACCGTGAGCGGCATCGGCGCATTCGATGACTGCGCTGAGTTGTGGATATCCCACACCAGTTTTGATACGAGTAGTACATACACTGCCAGGACCAATCCCAACTTTAACAATATCAGCTCCACGTAAAATCAATTCCTCTGTAATATCTGGTGTTACAACGTTGCCTGCAATAATCCCATGTTCAGGATATTTTTGTCGTATTGTTTCGACGACATTAATAAATCTTTCACTGTATCCATTGGCAACATCAATACAAATATAATCAACAAAAGGATTTGACATTATCATTTTGTCAAGTCTTTCTAAATCAGTTTCGGTAACACCTGTACTTATAGCAACATTTGAAGATACAGGAGCATTATCAATTGTTTTAACTAAACAAGTAAACATTTTATAATCGTCTAGTTTACTTGCCATTTGGTATGTTCCTACACCATCCATGTTGGACGCCATAATTGGAACACCTTGATATTTTCTTTTACTGTTCCTAAAAGTGTATTCTCTCTCAAGACTTACTTCTTTTCTAGAACCTAGAGTGCTTCTTTTAGGCCGCAATAAAACATCGCTATAGTCTAACTTAACGTCATTATCAATACGCATAAAAATCATCCATAATTTAAATTACTAATATTAATTATATCAAAACATCAATGAACAGAAATACTGAGATGCAAGCAAATAGCCAAAAACAAATCATTTTCATTGCAAAATGAAATGTATCTTCTACGTCCGACGCGTTTGCATATCGCCAAGGTTTTTTTCTTCGATCATAAGAAGGTACCCAAGGTCTTTTACTCATCCAATTTCATCCTCTTAAAATTAATATTATAACCATATTCACGCATACGAGTTGCAAAAATCATTGCTGATTTCACTGACTCAAAATGATATTCCGCTTTTAGAATTTTGTTTTGAAAAGCTTTAACAATATAAACCATTACCAATTGTGCACCACGTTGGCCATAATAAAAAAACATGTTAGGAAATTTACACCGACTATTATTGTACGCAATAACGCAACGTAGTCGTCATAGGGTTCTGTTTTATCGTCTGAGAAACCGCCGAGAGCATACTTCCATATTGTCCACATACGTTTCACAATAACATCCATAGGAGGATTAAAACTGACATGGCAACGACTTCACCTGCTAAGAAACCTTTCCACCACTGAATATTTAATTCTTCTTTGTAATTACTCATCTTTATAACTTTCGTTCATATATTCCCAAACATGAACGTTGTGTTCTCCATGAAATTTAATGAATTCTTCTCTTGTCATTTCAAGAGCGTCTTCTTGCATTCCTAATATCCAATCACCTATTTTACTCATAAAGCCACCTTAAACCATTTTGGTTTTGCTCGGCCGCGTTCCCAGGCCATTTTAAACCTAGACTGTTTTGTTTGATAAAACAAACGATAGGATTTTACAGGATCTTCTGGAAACATACATTCAGGATTGGCTTTCATTGCTAAAGGAAATGTTGTTAGACCCCATTTTGTAATATTTTTTGGAGGTATAGCAAGGATGTCCTTTAGTTTTGTTTCTGTCAAATGAATTTTACCAAACCTAAAAGTAAACTCGTTACACAAAGAAACAAAATGACGATAATGCCAATTATAATTACCTAATGTTTGTCTTGTCCATACAGTACAAGGATGATTGAAATGAACTGCTTTGTATAATACGTCTTCACGTTCATCATCCAATTTGTAATACTTTACCATCATTTTGCCAGATTTAGATGGGCGCTTTTCCATAATACCGTCAAGCATACGATGAGTAGTAGAAAGCATTTGCGCAGACTCAACCAACATTTTTGGCACGTGCTTATCGCATTGGCCTTTGGCTGCGCACTCAGGACAGTTGTCAATAACAAAAACATTCATAAGACTATTATATCATATCTTCCAAGAAATGTCAATACGCGAATCACCAGATCCGTCCCAGGATACTTTACATCCACACTCTTCGATAATCGGCAGAATTGCCTTAAGGTTTTCGACTCCTTCGGGACTGCCGTCAAAACAGAACAAAGATGATTCTTGCTGTTGGGGAAAGTTACAAACAAAGCCATGAACGGACGTGTCATAGTCACCAGTGTCAGAGCCAAAGTCTTCGTAACCGGTTCCTCGGCATTCCATGCAATCTTCATCAAGTTCGCCGCTATCTCCTTCAACGACTCCTTCACCGTCACACACAGGACATTCTTCTTCGCTGCCGTAAACTTCACAGTCTTGAGAATGATTGAATAAAACTTTTTCAAAGTTTAGTTTTTGACCTTTGAACGGACCTTCTTCATGTTCATAAGGTAATTCACCCCAAGCGCATGTCTGACAGCAAGGAAGATTCCATCCTACAAACCAGCCTTCTGCTTGTAAGGCTTCTTTCATTTTGAAAAAGCTCATTATCCTTCTTCCTCGTCTTCTCCGATTGAAATCGCTCTGCAATTCTTTACCGTTTGATAAGCTAAAATTAGATCTTTATATTGATCGCCTATAAACGACCATCTATGTTTTTCAAAAATATCAAAGAACTCCCGTGAAAACGAGAGTTCCTGTAATAAGTTTTGGTTTAATTCGTTATCGTTCATTTTTAACTCTTAACGAAGGTTACATATTCAGTTAAGGTTTGCCCGATAGGATCGTGGCTTACCAAATTTGAAACGGAATATCCATCTTCAAAGATTTCAACAATAGTACCAACACCATCTAAATAATCACCTACTTTCAACATTATTGGACTCCTTCATCCATTTGAATTTTGTAATGAGCAATCAAATCTTCATACGCCCTTCTTGATTCTTTATGAAGATATATCTTGTCGTCAGATTCAACCAGAGCTCTAACAAGAGCACGAGATAATTGAATTTCTTTTAAATAAGTTGGTTCTAAGTTAACAGCAACTCTATCTAATAATTGTTCAAGCTCCATTATGCTTCCTTCCAACGATAATCATTATGAATGTAAATATCAAGACGCTTACTGTTGGTGTACTTATTTCCAACAATGTCACCGTGGCAGGTATATCCAGCAGTACGAAAAGTATTGGTCCAACGATTAAAAGATGTTTCTTTTTGAATAGGCTCGCGACCTTTTACTGTGACACGTTTAGCTTTACGAATCATGCCTTTCCAATTACTCGGTTCCCACGGAATGTCTTTGTTATAGACTGAGACTGATTTGCGAACAGCTTCGAGAATTAACATATCAGTTGAAGAATTTGGGTCAATAGAGCAGACGTAATTATCAGTTCGGTTTGGTCGGAGTTCCATATTTTTTCCTTTTCAATTCAATTTATGGTACCATTCTATCACAATTTTTTATTGGTGTCAACAAAAAATTTAAGTTTTTTTCACTTTTTTTAGAACAATTTTGAATATAGATATAACGAAAATGAATAACAAATCTTCGTTCTAGACACGGTTTTTTAGGTCAATGGATATCCATTGGAGACATAAAAAAGTCCTTCAAACCGCATTAAAACTTGTTTGTACCGATTTTTTCTCAAAAAGGTACATATTTCTAGGAAAATAAGGATCAATATAATCCTCTATCGTATAAAGAACGTCTCGATAACGAAATTTGAACGGATCCTCAAAAATGTTAATGTATCTGAAGCTTCCGTCGGCAATATCGTAGTTGAAATTTTGAGGTGAAATATGAGATGTCGTAAGGAGATATTTGACGTTTGATCGTTCAAAATTCTTAAAGAAATTGTCTAAAGATTTGTGAGAAAGATGAAAGAGGACTTGACGTGCAATCATCAAGTCAACGTCAGGAAGCGGATCGGTTGTAATGTCGGAAACAATAAATCTTACAGATCCTTTTTGATGACGATTCCTATTGTCTTGAATCATCTCGTCAACAATGTCTCCACCGATATATTCGACGTTGGTTTCTTTTACGACTTCTTTCATCCAATTAAAATCGCCACAAGCTCCGTCGAACACAGACTTAATGTCAAACTTTTTAAAAAGCAGTGGAAGTTCTGCGCGCAGATTTTTAGTAAACTCTAAGGTCGACCCATCTCCACTTGCAGATTCTTTTTGCTGCCTATGCCAATTTTGACTTGTATAGATTTTACTAAAGGTTTCTTTCATTTCTTATGATTAATCAAACAATCAACATATTTATTCCGCTTTCAAGAATTCCTCCATGCTTCGTAATCAACTTCATACTCTTCCATTAGGTTCGCTGCATCTTCGGCACTATAACCAAGATCCATTAAACGATCAACGAAAGAACTATCCTCTCGAACCGTAGGATAATCATGCAGTCTCCAATCGCACAGAATGTTCAATTCATCTCGTGGATAAGACTTGGGCATAGTTCTTGGAACAGGTTTCAACAACTCTTCAAGAACTG